GGATCTCCTCTGGCATGTCCGTAAAGTACAGCGCCGCATCCCTGATCAGCGTGATGCGTGCCTCGTCGTCGTCGCCTTGCCCCGTGAGGTACTCCCATGCCCGTTTCGGACGCTTCGTCAACACCTGGAAGGTGTGCTGCGGGCATGCGCCCATCACCGCGAAAATCCTGTCGAGGTCGTACTCATAAACGTCAGGGTGGAAAAGATCCGACATGCTGTTGACGAATATCCGGCGTGGGTTGCGCCATCGCATCGGCGCCTTGAGCTGTTCCTCAATGAAACGCACTTCGCCGGTCCAGGTCGGATGCCCGTTCACCGTCCGCACCAAGCCGGCGAACGGCCCGGGCTTGCCCAGACGGGTGCCGGCGAAGCGAGCCGCCTGGCGCTCGGCATAGCAGTTCTCGCAGCCCTTCGAGACGCGCGAGCAGCCGCGCACCGGGTTCCACACCGCGTCCGTCCACTCGATTTTGCTGTCAGCCATCGGTGTCGGCCTCGTCGCCGCCCGCGTCGTCGACCACATCGAGTTCTTCATGCCACGACGCGGTGCCGTCGTTCGCCTCGAGACTGGACAACAGCCGTGTCCCTTCGACCGCGAGGTCGAACGCCTTCGCGACGACTGCCGGCACGCCGATCTGATCGGCGTGCGTCACGCACAGATCGCGCAGGTCCTGTACCTTCATCGCCGCCGTGCTGTCGACGCCGGCGTGGCGGAGCAGCTCGACGAGCTCTGACTTGCGACGTGTCTCCAGGAATGTCTGCTCGACGCGGTATTCGGTCAGGTCGATCCTTAAGTGATCGACGAGGCACCAGACATCCTGCTCGCCCAGGCAGTCGATGACGGCGCCGGCGACGGCGCGCTGCCAGCGGTCGAGCGCCTGCCCGGATGACTCGCGCAGCGCGTAGCTGACGGCTCGCTCCAGGCTCGCGAGCTCGTGCTGTTCGAGGAAGCCATGCCAGCGAAACGAGATCAGGCTGTCGTGCGTGGCCGCCCACAGCAGCAGCGCAAAGCGCGTCTCGTCCGCGTCCCCGTCCGCAATCTGAGCGCGCACGCGAGCGCGCACGTGCTCGAGAAGCCAGCGTTCGCCGGCGCCGCGCAGCTCGTCGGTTGACGCCTGGCGCGCGGCTGACGGGACGTCGGGGTCCGCGCCGAGGTCGGCCTCGAGCGTTCCCTGTTCGCCCGGATCGGCGCGCCCCGCCGCGTCCGCACGCGCCGCTTCCGCCGCACGTTGTTTCTCGAGAAACCCGTCGATGTGCATGCAGAAGCGTTGGCGGTTGTCCCCGCGGCCAAGCGTCGCCAGGTGCGGACACGCCTTACCATCTGCGCCGGCGGTGGCACACGCCGCAGTGTCGAAAGCGGGTGTGACATAACCACTGATCCCCTCGACGTGCCCTCCCTCGTCCAGGTTGATGCCGATGGCATCGAACGAGTCCTCCACGAGGTGTTCGACGACGGTGACCGGCAGCGGTGGCTGATCGGGACGCGCGCCCGTACCGCGCCGTCTGCGGATCAAGTCCTCCACGTGCTTTCGCACCGCGTCACCGCCACGCTGTGCCACCAGCAGGTGCTTGCCAGCGCTCGGCGACACGGCGCCCTGCCGGATCTGCTCCTGGAACGCCTCGTCGAGCTCGGTCAGTCGGCGCAGGTTCGCGACGTACGGTCGCGAGCACGCGCGCCAGCCACGCGCCTGCAGCGTGTCAGCGATGGCCTTGTCGGACAGACCGTGCACGTCGTGCAAGCGGGCGAAGGCGCCGGCGAGCTCCAGCGGCGAGATCTCGTCACGCTGCTGATTCTCGGCAAGTTGCGCGATCGCGCGCTCGACCGCCGCGTCGCCGCTCTCGGCGCGCTCGTCGCTCGCGAGAATGCACGGTATCGTGCCGAGCTTCGCAAGCTTCGCCGCACGCCAGCGGCGCTCACCGACCTTGATCATCGCGCCCTTGCCGACGCGGTACACGACGATCGGCTGGATGACGCCATTCGCCGCGATGTCCGCCGCCAGGTCCTCGAGGCGCGCGGGGTCGAATACGCGGCGCGGCTGGTCGGGGTCGGGCTTGATGAGCGACAGCGGGACGCGCACGACGCGGTCGGGCGCGAGCTCGTCCAGGACTTCGGTGCGTACAGGCATGCTCGATCCTCTTGTCAAGAAAGGCCCCGGTAGCGGAAACCGCCCGGGCTGTGGATGGTCTCGCCAGCGTCGAGGCGCGACAGCAACTCATCGGTGGTGTCCGGGAGGAGGTGGCCGCGGCGCTCCAGGTCGCGCCAGTCGTCGACCAGCGAGCGCACGGTGCGCCGGTCGAGGCGGAACGGCGCGTCGGTGAGCAGCTCCATGCTCGGCAGCCGGTCGCGCGCCTTCACGCCGGAAGCTGCCAGCCGACGTCAGCCGCAACGTGCGGCCACACTTGCGCCAGCTGCCATGCGCGCGTGAGCGCCGTCGAGGGGCCTGGCGCCTTCGCCAAGGCGGGCCACGACATCCCGACCGCATAGTGCTCGCACAGTTCGACGAGGGTGTGGCGCCGGGCCGGCCAACGCTGCCGCGACACCGCCAGCGCATCAGTGATGCTCGCGACCGTGTCGCACAGCGACCATCCGCAGCCGTAGCGCGCAAGCGAATGCTGAAGGAACCCGACGTCGAGCGGGGCGTTGTGGATCACCAGGTGGGCGCCGCCGAGCTGCTCACGCAACGCCGGCGCAATCTGAGCGAACCCGGGAGCGGTCCGAAGCAGATCAGGTGCGAGCCCGTGGACGCGTGCTGCACCGTCCGACATCGGTGCGCGCGGGTTGACGAGCGTGTGCCACAACGCGCCACGGAACGTGAGCGCGGCCGGCGGCGGGTGGGGAGATCCCGCGTGCGTGTACGACGTCTGCACGGGGTACGGACAGGTCAGCTCGGCGATGCCGATCTCGACGATGTCATCGTGGCCGCAGAAGAGGCCCGTGGTGTTGAGATCGAGGCACAGCACGCGGGTCACAGCGCGGACCCGAAACGGTTGTCGTCACCGTGGAACGCCATGTCGAGCGCACGGGTCACGGTCTCCTCGACGCTCGCCAGCGGGCCGTCCATCGCCAGGACTCGATCGTCCGGGTCGCGGCAGGAGGGGTCGACGACGGCGAGGCCGAACGTGGTCGTGCTCAGCCGGTCGATGCACACGTAGCACCCGTGCCGGCTGCGCACGGGAACCCTGATCTCGTCGGGGAGCCGCACGAATTCGACGTTCGGCGCGCGCCGGCGCATGAGCTCCACCACCTGGCTCAGGTGATCCGGGCGCGGCGACGCCGCGGCCGCGGCGACGAGCGCGACCTGCAGGTCTACCAGGTCGTGCACGAGATCGTTCAGCCGCGTGCGGGCGACGTGGTGTGCGCCGACGACGACGTCCCAGCGCGCAGCCGTCAGGACAATCTGCACGTCGTGTGACCACTGCTGCAGCGCCTCCAGCGGGTCGCGCGGGTCGGTCACGGGCCGCTGACCCTGGGCGTCGGTGCCGTGGGTGCTCATGGGCGCGGGACCCCGTAGGACCGGGTCAGAAGCCGGCGCGACTCCGGCCAGCGTTGGATCGGCCAGCACAGGCCGGTGCGCACCTGGCGCACGTGCGCGGCGACATCCGGGGGTTGCCCGGTGGCCGCCTCGAAGCGCCGCCACCAGCGCATGATGCCCCGGCGATTGCGCGCATCCGTGATGCCGAGGCGATGCAGGAAGGTGTCCGCCACGCTGCTCGTGGACGGGTCGGACGACGGGATGGTCGACGGCGTCATGCTGCTCCCCTGGGTGATGGGTCACTCGGGAGCGGAGGTTAGTACACGAATGGTGAACCCGTCAACACAACGTGAACCCCGTCAGCACAAAGCCGGGGCGCCGACCCATTTCGGTCGACGCGGCGTCGAGGTGAGTATCAGGAAACGCGCCGGCGGGTCTTGCTGCGTCGTAGTTGAGCGCCGTGGCGGCGGAGCCGCTCCTCAAATGCTTTGTATCTGGGGTCGTCGGCGAGAAACAGGTCGGCCGTGAAGCCGACGTCAGACTCGGGGTCCTCCGGGTGTCCCTGGTCCTTCAGCAGCCGGAGCAGCACCGCGCGCACCTCCGCATCGCTGCGGCGCCAGACCGCAAGCAGACTGCGCTCCTCGGCGGACAGCGCAGTTCCGGATTCGACGCCAAACGCGAGCCACTCAGGAGGGCAGCCCAGCGCGGAAGCGAGCTTCTGGATGTCGGGCAAGCGTGGCGTGCGGAGGCCGGACTCGTAGTTCGCGATCCGTTGCTTGGCGTCTGCCCACCCGCATCGTCTGCCGACCTCGTCAAGCGACAACTCCTGCGTCGTCCGTGCGTAGCGAATCCGGTCTTTCAGCTCCATCACGCACGTATAGCGGGTCGTCGCACAGCCTTTGTTCACGGTTAGTTGACGGTTCACGAACAGTGGACTACATTCCCGCGCCATGAGCGTTCTCCTGCGGTTCCGCACCCACGTCGGCTGGACACAGTCCGACCTCGCCTCGGCGCTCGGTGCCACGAAGGCGGCGGTGTCTGCGTGGGAGAACGATGCGCGCAGAATGCGGCCGGCGACGGCGCACCGGTTCATCGAGGTCGCGCGCGAGCACGACTTCGCTGCAGCGCTCGAGGACGTGTACCCGGCGCCGGCAGCGCGTGCCAAGGGTGCGGCAGCATGACCGTGCCTCGTTCGATCAACCGCGGGGTGGCGCAGTTGGTAGCGCGCCAGGTTCATACCCTGGAGGTCGCGGGTTCGAGTCCCGCTCCCGCATCCAAGCTCCTCCCCGTTGGGATCCCGGTCGCCGGCCGTGACGTGGCGCCGGGGCCCCCTTTTTTACACCCGCGAGGTCCGTCAACCGGAGGCAACGATGTCGACGGCGGTTGACCCTCGTCAGACGCCGTTGCCGCTCGAGGCCGGACCGGTCTCCGAAGAGACCGTGCGCATGCTGTCGAGCATGGCGGCGGCGATCGACCTGTGCATCCGCGCCAGCGGCCGCGACCCGAAGACCGTGTACATGGACCTCGAGTTCGACAAGGGCCACTGGTCGCGGATCCTGCACGGCCAGGCGCACTACCCGTCGGGCCGGCTCGTCGAGCTGATGGAACTGTGCGGCAACGAGATCCCGCTGGAGTGGCTCGCCTGGCAGCGCGGCCGCGGCACCCACCGCCTGGAAAGCGAGCTCGAGCGCGAGAACCGCGAGCTGCGCGAACAGGTGGCGAGGATGGAGCGCGATCGCACGGTGGAGCTGCGGCTGCTGAAGGATCTGCGAGGTGTGCAGCCGTGACGGGGGTCTCGATCTCCCGACAGATCTTCGACGCCCTGGCCGAAGGCCCGCAGCGCGCGAAAGAGATTGCGGCGAAACTCGGGATGCCGAGAAAGAACGTGAGCGCGCACCTGGCGCACCTCCGCCAGCGCGGCTTGGTTGCGAACGTGTGCGCCGAGCGTGGTGCGCCGTTCAAGCGTCTGTCCGATGAGTACGCGACGCGCTCGCCGTGCACCGCCGAAATGGCTTCGGTCAGTGCTCCCCGGGAGGCCGAGTCCGTCCCCGCGAGGGTGAACGGCGTTCACGCCCCGGAACCTGATCCGCTTCGCCGCTCGCTCGCCGAGCGGCACGAGGTGCCGATCGGGCAGGTCGAGACGACGGCCGGGCGGTTGATCGAGCTCTCGAAGGGACTGGCCTACTCGCTGCGCGCGGTGCAGCTCGCGCGCGCGTTGCCGACCGAGGTCGAGGAGAAGCTGGTCGAGAATCTCGAGCTCCACGCGCAGCGCTTGCGATGGGTCGCCGGCGAGCTGAACGAAGACGCTCGGGCGTTGAAGTGCGGCCGTTATCGCGAGCGAGGCAAGGAGTGAGCGGTGCCGGCGCGCCGCCGACAGACCTCGATCGCGCGCCGGATTCTGTGCGCGCGCGGCGACAAGCCGTTCACGCCGTGCGGACCCGGGACGTTCTGCCTGCAGGTCGCCCGCGAACGGGTGCCGAATCCGTGGCAGACACTGGCCCGCGAAGGCGAGGTCGTCGCGGGCCAGTGCTGGTTCGTGCTCGAGGGCTTCCAGCCGTCTCTCGACCTCGGGAACGGGGGGACGTCGTGAGCCGCCGGCGCCGCAGGCCCGCCTATGCTCGCGCACTCGCGCAAGCGCGTGATCTCGGTCAGCACCCGCGGCACGTCTGGGTCGTGTACGGCGATGACTGGTCACGCTGGCGCACCGCCGAGCCGATCCTGTGCGTCAAGCCTCCTTACCGCAGCCACGCGCTCGACTGGCACGTCGTCTCCGGCGTGCCGGTACGCGTCGTGCCGCGGTGCACTGCCGACGCCGGTCCGCTGCTCGCCGACATCGCGCGCGTCGCGGCACCGGTGGACCTGCTGCCTGACGGCCGCCGCGGCGCCGGCATCACCGACGTCGCGTTCGCGGCGCGCCGCGGCGGGTGCTGGCCGCGCTGGTGGAGTGACGCGCTCGACGCCGACTACCGCCGCCGCCTCGCCGACTACCTACTTGCCGAGGCTCGCGACCTGCTCCCACAGGAGCTGTTCGACGAGGAGTCGGCAGCGTGAGGCAGATCGACACGAGATCTGTCGACTATGAGTCCCTCACGATGGAGACCGATGGCGATGGTGGCGTGTGGTTGAAGAGTACCCCCACACACATCGTGATCTCACCACGCTCGTTGCTGCTCGACTTGCCTCGCATCGAGTGGAAGCTCGAAAGCGGAGATAGAAGCGGCCAGGTGACGTTCCACGCCGACAACTACACCGCGCGGTATGAAGTACTCGGGTACGACGTCCGGTCTGACCTCCTGTTTGCCCAACTCGTGCACACCGAGGACCGGTCGTGAGCGAGGGCACCAACGTCGAGAGCCTGGCGCGCGCCGCCTACCAGCGGCACGGCAAGTCGCCACCGCCAGACATGAGCGACGAGACCCTGGAGGAGGGTGCCTGGCTGCTCGAGCTGCGCCACACCGGCCAGGGCCGGGTCGCGAGCACGATCGACAACCTGCATCGCATCCTGATCACCGACTCGCGCTGGCGCGACGTGCTGACCTGGTGCGATTTCAGCTACCGGGTGGAGAAGCAGAACGCACCGCCGTGGGACGATGCGAGCCGTGGCGAGTGGCGCGACATCGACACCTCCAGGCTCAAGATCTGGCTCGGCCGGCACTACGGCGTTGCCGCCACCACCAGCGACCTCGACGACACAGTGCTGGTAGCGGCAAGCGAGCGTGCCGTGCACCCTGTGCGCGATCACCTCGACGGCCTGGAGTGGGACGGCGAAGCGCGTCTCGCTCACTGGCTCGTGGATTACCTCGGAGCCGCACGCACGCCATACGTCGAGGTCGTCGGCAAGCTGTTCCTGCTGAGCGCGGTGGCGCGCGTCTACCAACCAGGCTGCAAGGCCGACGGCGTGCTGATCCTCGAGGGTGCGCAGGGGATCGGCAAGAGCTCTGCCGTGCGCACGCTGGCCGATCCGTGGTTCACCGACAGCCATTTCGCGCTGGGCGAGAAAGACGGGTACCACATCCTGCAGGGAGTGTGGATCTGCGAGCTCGCCGAGCTCGACAGCTTCAACAAGGCGGAGAGCACGCGCGCGAAGCAGTTCTTTGCCTCGCGCAGCGATCGCTTCCGCCCGGTGTACGGTCGGCGCGCCGAGGACTGTCCGCGCCAGTGCGTGTTCGTCGGCACGACGAACATGGGGAGTTACCTGAAGGACGCGACGGGCAATCGTCGCTACTGGCCGGTGAAGTGCTCCGCGCTCGAGGTCGACGGCCTGGCGTCCGTGCGTGACCAGCTGTGGGCCGAGGCCGTCCACCGCTACCTCGCCGGCGAGCCATGGTGGCCAAGCGACGAGGAGGTGCGCTTGTTCGAGTCGGAGCAGGACCGGCGATACCAGGTCGACCCCTGGGAGGAGCTGTTCGAGGAATGGTGCGTCGAGCCGCTCAACCGCACGCGATCGTGGTTCACGCTCACCGAGATACTGGCCGGCGCGTGCAAGCTCGAGCCGCACCAGATGAAGCCGCCAGAGCAGCAGCGCATGGGCCAGGTGCTCCAGCGGCTCGGCTGGGGGCGTGTGCGCAAGCGCGTCGAGAACACGACGGGAGTCGGGCCCGGTCGACGAGCGTACGTGTACCTGCGGCCAGAATCGTCTATCGTTCAGGCACTTGGGGACGACGATGCGTAGCTGCGCACGTGCTGTCCCCCCCTGTCCCCCCCTGCTGTCCCTGGGGGGGGGACAGCCGCAAACCCGCGCTGCGCGTGGGATTCCGGCCCGTGTCCCCCCGTCCCCCCCTGCAACGCAGGCGCCCGTGCGTACGCGCGCGTGCGCGCGCGCTTTCCACATATTCACATGGGTAGGGGGGGACAGTAGCGGTAAGCACCTGAGCCAGCACGGAAAAATCTGTCCCCCCGTGTGTCCCCCCCTGTCCCCCCGTGGGGGACAGCAGGTGCCACCCCCCCCGTCACGGGTCCTCCCTGCGCTTCCAGAGACACGGGTGTGTCAGGCGCGTTTTGACTCTAAGTCCATGATTCATAAGGGCCTTATCGGTTTGGTGTGGATGATGGCCGCGCCCCTTGCCCGCCCTGTAGACCGGCTGCTCCGGGGTCGTGTCGGTGCGTGTGGGTTGATCGGCGCGCCGATCTACGCTGCGCGTCGCACCGATGGTTCCGGCGCACGGCGAGGGTAGCGACGTGCCGTCCCAGCGCGACATCGCTCAGCACCTGGACCTGTCGCAGCCGCGCGTGCACCAGCTGATGCGGTCTCTTGGCCTCGAGGACTACGCAGACCGTCCGCTCGAGCAGATCCGCGTCGCCTACATCCGCAACCTGCGCGCTCAGGCGGCCGGACACCGGTCGGCCGACGGTACGGACCTCACGTACGAGCGCGTCCTCAGCGAGCGGCAGCAACGCGAGATCAACGCTGTGAAGCTCGCGCAGATGACGGGTGCGCTGGTGCCCAGAAACGAAGTGGGACCCACCTGGGACTCGTTGGTGGTGGCCGCGCGTACGGAGCTGCTCTCGCTCAAGGATCGCGTGGTGGCCGAGATCAGGACAGCACATGGAATCGACATCGACCCCGAGCTCGTTGACTGCCACGTGCGTCGTGCCCTCGAGCGTCTTGCTCGAGATGAGGACGACGCTGCGCACGATGCACCGGCAAGCGACGAGACGGTGGGCGCCGCCGCGTAGGCTCGGCACGACCGAGTGGGCGACGCGCCATCGCTACCTCGCGGCGGCGAGCTCAGCGTTGCCGGGTCGGTACGACGTCGACGTGACGCCGTACATGCGCGGCATCCACGCGGCCATGGACGACCCGGAGACGCGCGAGGTGGTCTTGCGCAAGAGCGCGCAGGTCGCGTGGACCGACGGCGGCCTGATCAACTACCTGTTCGCGCGCATCGATATGGACCCGGCGGCCGCGATCGTGCTGTTCCCGAAGCGCGAGGATGCCCAGGACTTCGTGTTGCAGAAGCTGTTGCCGGCAATCGAGGTCACGCCGCGCCTCGCGGCGCTGGTTGACCGGTCTGGATCGCGGCGTGCGGGCAACCGGCTGCTTTTCTGGCAGTACCCAGGTGGCTTCCTTCGACTGGTCACCAGCCGCAGCACCGGATCGGTCAAGAGCACGCCGGCGCCCATCCTGTGCGTCGAGGAGCCGGACGACGCGGAGCGGGATCTCAGGGGGCAGGGCGATTCGATCTACCTGCTGCGCGAGCGCGCGAAAACATTCGGCAAGCGCTCAAAGCTGCTGATCGGCGGCACGCCGTCGGTGGCTGGCCTGTCGACCATCGATCACGAGTACCACACGTCTGACCAGAGGCTGTTCATGGTGCCGTGCCACGACTGCCATGATGCCCACGCGCTCGACTGGAACAACGTAAGCTGGCGCGAACAGGCCGGCACGCGGCATGAGATCTACGGCCGTGCACAGCCTGAGACCGCGGTGTACGCGTGTCCGCACTGCGGCACGCCGTGGGATGACACGCGCCGCGTGCGCAACGTGCGAGACGGCGAGTGGGAGGCTCAGGCCGCATTCCACGGCAAGGCCGGGTTCCACCTCAACGAGCTCTATGCGCCGTGGGACGGCTCGCGCGTGGAGGTCCTGGTGCGCGACTACATCAACGCGCAGTACCTGCTGCAGCAGGGCGACGACTCGAAGATCGTCGTGTTCACCAACTCGCGCCTCGGGCTGCCGTACGCGTACAAGACGGACGCGCCGGAGGCGGAGGAGCTGCAGGAGCGTGCCGAGGATTACGCCGAAGCGACGGTTCCGGACGGCGCGTCCGTGCTCACCGTCGGCGTCGACGTGCAGCACAACCGCTTCGCGATCAAAGTCGTCGGCTGGGGGCCAGGAGAAGAATCCTGGCTGGTGCTCAACATCGAGATCCACGGCGCCGTGACCGACAGCAGCGACCCGGTCTGGCTCGAGCTCGATCGTTACGTGTGGGGGTCCTATTTACACGCCAGTGGGGCGTGGTTGCGCGCGAGCGCGGTCGGCATCGACGCCAGCGACGGCCAGACGAGCGACAACGTGTATCGCTGGGTGAGGCGGCACCGCGACCGCGGTGCGATGGCGGTCAAGGGCGCATCACACGACCAGCAGCTCGATCGCGAGATCTACACGCGACCGAAGGCGGTCGACCATCGTAGCGACACCAAGGCCGCGCGCTACGGGCTGCGGGTCCACATTGTCGGCACGCACAAGGCGAAGGACCTGATCGCGAGTCGCATGAAGCTGACCGGCGCCGGCGCGGGTCGGATGCACTGGTACGACGCCGGCGCGACGTACTTCCAACAGATGGTCAGCGAGGTCTGCGCGCCGAGTCGGCGCCACCGCGGCCGTCGTGTGTGGCAGCTGAAGGCGGGGCAGCGCAACGAGGCCTGGGACTGCGAGGTCTACGCGCTGCACGCGGCGAGAAAGCTCAAGTTACACGTGCGCCCGCGCAGCTGGTGGGACGCGCTCGCGCGCCGGCTCGTGCAGCGCGACCTGGTGGCCGATGCCGAGCAGCTCGCAATGCCCGCCGACGCCGTGACCGACGCGACCACTGCAGCGTCTGAACCGCCAGAGCGCGTGGACGTTCCGGCGCCGGCGGCGCCTGTTTCGACCCGAGCTCCGAAACGGCGCCGCCGCGGGTTCGCGACCACCTGGTGACTGGAGGACATGCCGATGGCCGGACGTCAACGCTTCATCGAGTTTCACGGGCGGACGGCCCGCCTCACGGAGTGGGCCCGAGAGTTCGATCTCGCGCCAAACACTTTGCGCATGCGCCTCGATCGCGGCATGTCCGTGGCCGCAGCGCTGACGACCGAGCCGCTGGTCAGCCACGCGGCGCGGGGCCGGCGCGGGTTCCGTCGCTTGTGTGGGAAGCAGTCGGGTTGACACCGAGCAAAGCGCACAGCCGTACTGATCTCGCGTCGTTTCTCGAGAAACGACGAAATAGCCGACGCGTTGGGAGGTTCCATGATTCGCACAACCATCTTGGCCTTCGCCGCCGCTCTGCTCACAGGATGCGCCGGGTTCAGCACCACCGATTCGCAAGAGCAGGCGGGGATCACGCAAGTGCATGCGGAGCCTGTGATCCTCGACGGCCGTCACGTCACGACGCGCTATCGCGTCACGACAGGAAAGGAGTACGGGTCGCTGAACGTCGAGGTGAGGTGGCGCGAAAACGGATCGCCAGAAGTCGTGCAAGTGAAGGCGTCGTCCGTGCAGGCGTTCGAGGGTCAGGCCGTCAGCGCGCAGGCGGTCATCGAGGTGCAGCGCGAGCTGACGCGCCTCGGTGCGGCGATCAGCGGCGACGCCCGGGCGGCGATAATGGAAGCTGTCTCGCGCGCCATCCCGGTGCCCGTGCCGTGAAGCGCCGGCTGCACCTGCCCGTCAGCGCACTTCTGGCCGCGGCATCGGCGGCGGTCGGGGCACTCACTGTTGTCAGCGGCTGTCTAGCGGCCGATGACGTGATGGCGTGCCTGGTCCACCTGCTGGGCGGCTGAGTGGAGACGGCGTGGTGGGT